TATTAAACTGTTCCTCTGGTTAATGCGCCTGTTAAAGTTGCATTAAAACTAGCTTCAATAATACCATCAGTTGGAATGGAAATAGAATTACTACCAATCAGCCAAGTGCCTGAAAAATAATAATCGCCTGAATCAGCACCCTCTGGATAAAGATTTAATGCTACTTGTGAACCCTCGATAATAGCGATTTGTCCATTCGTATCAGTTTCATCCCACCAGCATTCTGCAGAAACAGTAGCTCCCTTTTTACCAATCTGATAACTTCTTGAAGTATCGGTTAATGTGGTGTCCTCTATTAATTCTGCAGTAGTATCAATAGTAAAACTTCTCAATTCTGCTACAACATTAGAGCCAACCTTAACAACGCCAGAAACACCTGTGTGATTAGCCATTTTTACTCCTTATCTTTCTTTGGGGTTAATTTTAGTATTTTAGGAGTATCAACTTTTGATGTCTTTGTATATCCCATTTTTAAATAATATTCTTCCATATCTTTTGTCACCTGTATGGTATCGCTAGAATTTGGCAATTTTAAAATAATTGTTCCATCACTCATAAGTTTTACTCCTATTTATTTTTATAGTTTTTATTACACATAGTCAAAATAATTTTTTATATTATGATGTTCCTCTTGTATATTGATAATCAACCCTTACCACAATTCTCACACCACCATAAGGAAAAATTACTCCCTCATCTGTATTCGCTTCAACGATTTGTGTATTCAAGGCATTACCAGCCCTACTAATATCATTATCCAAAGTTTCTTCCACAACCTCTATGAGTTGGTTTCGTAATGTATCAATATTGCTTGTTGTTCCTTTGACAAATCCAACAATAACAAAATCTATCGTTCCCTGTTTTTTTCCTGTTCCGACATCGCCTAAAGTGATTACCTCTCTTGTTTCATCTCCTGTTTGAACATAACAAGCTGGGAATTGAGCATTGGATAATTCCTCTGGATCAAATGGCTCTCTAGTGATCTTTTTAAATTCAATAGGACTAGAAACTGCGTCCAGCTTTGTAATTATGTCACTCGCTATGTCTTCTCGTTCACTCATCTCTTAATACCTGAAAATCTTCTAAAATCTTTTTCAAATCTTCTAACCATTTTTTTTCTATCCACTCTGCCAATGCTAAAAAAAGGTCTTTCAGGCAATCTACCAACTCCTGTATGATGACCAAACGCCTTTTGTGCCTCTGCATTTCTTAAAAAAAATATTTCTCCTGTTGATCTGCCAATTACTCTTGTTGATATATCGCCCAACATTTGTCCTGAATAAAATAAATCAACAAATTTATTTTTCTTATTTTTAAATTGATCTGACTTTTTATACATTTCAGAATATCTTGCGAATGCGCCACCACTTGGCTTCTCTCCCCTTTTCGTCTTTCTGACAATTTGCTGTCTGCCAAAAATTGCGGCTCTCGCCAATGCCTTTTTAGCGGCTCTTGGAAACTTGTTTATTATTTTTGAAAATTTATTTTCTAATTTTATTGAATTAGAAGTTATATTGATTGAAGCAATCATTATCTGACAAGGCGAAGTGAGTGCATAGATTCCTTTTCACTATCAGCGACTGTGCCTCCAGCGTCTTCATCATATTCTACACCATCTCGTAAAACTTGTTGAAATTCCTCGTTGTATCTGTCTTTATAAAAATCTATTTGAACTTGGAAAGAATCCTTTTCAGTATCATTTTTCCATTTAGTAAGCTGTGGAAAAATATAATAAGCCAACGCCTTGTAAACAACTGCATAGACCCATTGGCTGTCGGTCAGCTTACTGTCCGTCATTTCAACAGAAGTGACTTTTGTAATGTCCTTGTATCTAACTTGATGTCTGTATCGCTCCCACCATTCAGCACGAATTTGCCTTAAAACATCATCTTCCGCTAATTGCAGTTGATCATCAAAATCTGTAATGCCGAAACCAAGAATATCTGGTTGTATCTTTTGTAAATGACTACTTGCGACTGAAAATTGGGTGGTTGCCATTTTATTTCACCAGTTTTGGTTTAACTGATTTTTTCTTCTTTGGCTTTTCTTCAAATAAACTAAAACCCCTTGCTATGAAGTGTGATTGATTTTTTTCCCAATCAATTCTTCTGCGTTCAATGATCTTGTCGCCTCGTTGCAGTTTAATCATTTCCGCATTACCTGTCTTGCCACTTGTTGTTATGTTTGAATCTATTACCATAAAATCCTCTTGTGTAAGAGGGGGATAAAACCCCCTCTAGTTAATTAATTTACAGTAAAGATGAATCCATCATTAACTCGACACCATAAGTATCGTGTAATTCTGACACACCATAAACTGCTGTTGCCACAATCTCATCTGCTCTCAAACTCGCATCTCTTTGAGTTTCGATTTTAAGGTCTTGCATCATAGCAAGGCCCATTGCATCTCTGTGGAACAAAGCGCCCTTATAATCGCCTGTTGTACCTGTGTTAGAAATGTTTGAAGATTCATAAACAGGAACTCCAGCAACTCTGCCAACAAACCCTGTGTTCATTGCTTCGTTAGCAACATCACTAGGATTAGGATTAGCAAAGGTATTTGTTAAAGCACCTTTTAAGTCATAGGCAATAAATGGATGCACCACACAAGCTAAATCCTGTGTTGGAACACCTAAATTCCTTAATTCTGCAGTCGCTTCAAATAGTTTTGCCGCAGAAAAAGCAACATCTGCTCCCCCTACGATTTTACTAAAGCCGTCAAATAATGCGATTAAATCAACATCAATTTTTTTAGCGATTGCTTCACCGAATAATTTACCAATATCTGCTGCCACATTTCTTGATGCGGCATTTCTGCCAAGATCTGTGAGAGTTGTCATTATTCCAATTTCCGAAGCTGTTATAGTAACAGAAGATGGATTAATTGCGGTATTGGATAAATCAGTTGCTTCATTCACACCAGCGGCTGAAACCACGGCATAAATTGGAACCTCAACGCTGAGGCCTTGCCCAACAATTTGATAGTTTTTTACCAATCCACGCATTAGTGATTTTTCACTAGCGACAAATAAAGCTTCGGCTACGATTTCCGTATACAGTTCGCTTATTGTCGAACTGGTGGTTTCATTAGCCATAATTTACTCCTTTAAGCTATTTTGTTAAATTAATCACAGAAGGTTTGGAATCCCTTTGCTTTCTGTAGTCAGCATACTTCTTCCTGTCCTCTGGATTAGTCATATCTAAATCCGCAATTTTAAAAGGTTGATTTGCGTTCACCCTATCCACATTTCCCTGACTTCCACTTCCCGAAGGTGTTGCGCTTTGGAAGTGAGGATTCTGCGTTAAAAATTCTTGAACATATTCGTCTACACTCAATAACTCTCCCTTTGTATTATAACGAGGTTGATTGTTTTCTGCAAGAACTTCCACCTTGCCCTCGTCATTTAATTTTACTTGTGATCGTAAGAGTTTCACAACTTGATCTGGTACATTTGATTTATGCTTACTTGCACTATTCAACAAACTGTCAGTTATTTTAATCTGCTCTAGTTGTGATTTTAAGGTTTTTATTTCAGCGTTGGATTTATCAGCTTGATCTTTTATAATCTGGTCAAACTCCCCTCGCTGCTTCTTAATCTCTAATTCTTTTTCCTGTTTTTCTTTCAGGGCAGTTTTAGCAACATTAATATCTTCTGTTCCCAACTCTTTATAAATTTTTCTTCTTTCCCTAGCCAGTCTTTCCTTGACCTTTTCTTCAACTTGCTCTGGTGTAAAATTTAATAGATTTGCTTTTACTTCCTCTTGTTTTACTTCTTCCTGTTGGACTTCGGTTGTTGCAGTTTCAACTTTATCCGTTTTTTGCTCGTCAGCCATAGTTAACTCCTTATTTTTCTAATATATAGCAATAATTCAAGAAACCTCAATAAAAAAACCCTCATATCCTTTCGTGGTTAAGGTTTACCGAGTATGGTCTTATGATTGTATCTCCTGTTTTTTATTAAATTATTCTTCATCTTCTGCTTCTAGCCAATCCCAATTACCCTCTTTTTGTGCTATTTCTGGAAGTCTTAAATGTAATGCTTCATCAAAACTTGCAAAATATAATTGTTCTTCAATTTTTATTAATCTTCCTATTTCTCTAAATCTTTTATAATCTTTTATTGAAATTTCTTTTTTATCTAAAATGCTTTCAGCTTCGCCTAATCTTTCACTCATTTTAACACCTCGTTTTCTAAAAATTCTATAAATCTTGGATCAACCAAATCTTTTCTTCCCATATGATAAAGACTAAAGTTTTCAGCAAACCATTCTTGGGTATTTTTATCAGAATATCTACTTGCGCTTGTTTTGTTAATTCTTGGAATAAATTTATGTAATTTATTTTCAATAGGAACTTTATGATCATATCCAAATGCGGCTTTTCTCCATTCAACATTTTTCATTTGATGAACTTGGTGTCCAAATTCGTGATATAAAATTGATCTCATTCTATCAAATTTATTATCTTCATAATAAAAAGCATTATATGGTCTTTTCCAACTAGCTTTAATTTTTTTGATTTTTTCTGAAGATTGGTATTTTCCATATTTTGTAATTTCATTAGAAAGATCATCCCCAAGTTTAAATGTTGTTGCTAAACTAATTTCCTTTACATCTGACATTACTTGAATTTTCTCGCTAGGATTTATTTTATTAAAATATTTATAATTAATTTTTAAATTTCCATCTCCCATTGACATTATTGCACTCATTCTGGCATTAATGTTTATTGATCGTAATTTTGGAACACCATATTTTATTGCCAAATCATCTAACTCTTGCATAATGACTAACAATTTAGTTGCAATTTCATCATCTAATTTATCCATACCAAGAATCTTGCCAATATTTGTTGTTTGGAATCTTGATACAGGTCTATCCCTAACATTATCATAAGGGTATCGTTTATCTTTTGCATTTTTAGTTATTTGTTTTGTAAGTTCAGTTGCTACAACTGATTTTGGAAGTATTGTAATATCTTTTTCCTTAATAGGATTACTTAATGAAGATATGTTCTTTTTAAGTTTTTTCTTTGGCTTCACTTCTGGTTTCTTTTCTTCCTTTTCAACCCAATCTTTATCAACAGGATTCCAAGTATGCCTACATCTATAGCCACCTCTTACGACAAATGGATTGCCACTTCTTCCTTGTTCTGGATCATTTGACCAAATGCTTTTAATTTTTTTTTCAGAATAAACTTGTCCTATGTGCTTTTTGCAAAATTCCCTCGTTGTTGTAATTCTAGTTCCAGCATATCTAAAATGTGTTAAACCAGCAGAACTTGCCTTTGTTTTGACGAATTGTGCGTCAAACTGCATAATGGAATCGTGTGCTAATTGTCCTGCGTGGCTTGACATTGGTCTACCAGCCCTATCTTCCAATCCTGTAAGTTTGCCTGAAATATCCTTAACCATATCCTCAAATGAACGACCAGCGATTACATTCTGATAAACATTCGCATTGATTTCAGTTAAGTATTTATTCGCCACTTCTTCAAATCCATCAAATGTTTGTTTTTTCAAAGCTTTGATTATTTCCAAATCAACTTTTGTCAGATTCTTGAATTTATCTGGTATGTTTAATTCGCCAAACTCTTTCATAAACTCACTTACAATTTGGTCATATTCCCTAATAAGTGAATCAGATTTGGCTAGGAAGGTATTTTGAAATTTCTTTTTAAAATCGTTTCGCAGTTGTATTGATATGGCTGTCTTTTGCCTTAAAATTTCTGGTGTAAAAACTTCGCTTGTAAGAAGTCTTTTATGTTCAGCGATGTCGGATATGATCTGTGCTTCTAATTCTGCTAATGTTCTCTGAATTTGGGATTCGTGCTGTAATGATAGTTTCTCTAATAAGGTTTGTCTTGACATTCATTTTATTCTTCTGCCGTTTCAACACCCTCAATCGCTTGTGTGGAGAATTGTCCTATGGCAATGGTTGAAGAATCTATTTCCTTGTTAATCTCATTAATCTTTTCATCATCATCAACAACGGCATTAACGATCTGCTTGTCTATTTCCTTTACAAAGGTTTCTGATTTAACACCACTAGCTTTCGCTGTTTGCAGTAATTGTAAATCACTCGCCCAATCTCGTATGTCAAATGTATCTGGATAATCTATTTCGCCATCCCAAGTTTTATTCTGCCACAATGCGAACAAAGACCATATCTGTTCTTCCGCATTTTCAAGATAATCCGCTTTTTCACTTAATCGTGCATTGAGCAGTTGAAACTCTGTCTGCAAGGCGATGCCACTGGCAATCTTGCTTTCAGTCGCCCTCACGCTTCCCATATGCGCTATCCTGTCAATCGCTTCAATCTTATTGTGTATGCATTTCATTATGCCGTCTAAATTTGAGCCACTGGGTTGAATGATGTAAGGTTTTAAATTACTATCCATATCCTCTGGAATTTCAATGACACTACCAGCACCAGCACTCGCTTCTACATTGGGAGTTTTAACCAAGCTGGGGTGGTTGGCTAATCGTATCAGTTGTTCTTTTTCTGAATAATCATTGTAAATGGATTGTTGTAATTGCGCCACATCTGACAAATCACTAATGCCTATGGGTCTTTTATGTGATCGCTGATTGTATAAATTAACCGCTGGAATCTTTTTAATGGGATTGGCAATTTCCTCTAACAGTCTTACATCCCTCTCTGAATATTGCTTTAAATAATCCTTCACTTCATAAGTGCTTATGTCTTCTTCGGTGAACACCTTTATGATCGCCCTGTCCTTGTTGATGTCCTCAATAACGACCAGTAAATCAAGATAAAATCTTCCACTAATTGCTCTGGAGTAATTCCAGTTAACAATATTCTCTGGAGTGTAGATTGACAAATAAGGTCGTATGTCCTGTTGCAGTTCCTCTGCTCTTGTTTTTGTATTGACTTGTGGCTTGTCAACTATCGCCCAGCAGTTGCCGTAGATGCTTGAATTGACTTGTAAATCTCGCATAACATTATTGAAGTTTCTTCCATCCAAGTCAGCATCAGCAATGAACGCCTCTAATTGAGGATCGCCTGTCAGACTTCCATAATCCCTACTAGGTGGAACTCTCCATAGAAAACTTGAATAAATTTGAATGACATTTCGACAATGATTATCAATGGGAGTGTGTCTGATTCGTTGTTCGTATTCCTCTGGTGTTTCCAGAATATATCTGTGCAAATGATAGCCGTTTTTGTATTCGTTTCCGCCCAAGTACGATCTAATAAAAAATTCCCAATTAGAAATATTTTCTTTATACAGATCGTGTTTAACTGATAAAAAATCCCTGTTGTATATCGCCATCAACTCCACCTACGAGGTTTGCTCGGTTTAAATTCCCTTTTTAGAGGATACAAGTATTCCACGAGATAGCCGATGCTGTCATTGAAATGATCAAAGCCACTTTCCTTGTCTGGAACATTAGTATTCTCTTTGTACACTTGTCTTTCTATACTCTTGATCATATTTCTGCAAGAATTTAACACGAAAAGACTTGATATGCCATTAGCATTTTTAAGTTTCGTATTAACTGCATTTATTCTATCTCTAACTAAAGGCGATGAACTTCTGCAACAAACTTCAAAACCAGCGTTCTTTAATATCGCTAAATCAGTAAAACCACCAGCGGAAGTTTTTCTTTGTCTAGCGCTTGGGTCTGGATAGATGATCGCCTTTTGCTTGTATCGTCTTTTTATTTCCTCAACCATTTCGTTTGTATTGGAACTCCAAATCTGAATCTCGTCTATGATGTATATTTTGTTTTCCTTTATTTGTCCAATGACAGCGCACATTGGGTCAATGTTAAAATCCATTCCAATATGAACTGTGTCGTTTGTTTTGTTAAATTTATTTATGATGTTTTTTTTCCTGTCAAAATTATAATAGATGATTCCAGCGTAATTGACGAAACTCGCTAGATATTCCTGTTGGAAAGTTCGTTCATCCAAATCATTCTTC